CGGAGAATCCAGATCTATATGAGATGGTTCCTACATTTATAGCATCAGATGATGTCTTGAAGAAGTTTCTATTGCCAATGAAAGCTTATATGAACGTAGGTGGGTTTGTAGACAAGACCAATATATTTAAAGGCCTATTATAGATTTAATCTATAAAATGCTTTACACTGTACGGATAATTCTATAGGAGGAATATTATGAGTTTAAAAGATAAATTAAAAAAAGTAGGTAAGGCGGCAGCAATTGCCGGTACTGCTTACTTAGCAAGTAAAGCTATGTCCGGAGCTGGAGCTGGTGTAAACGTAGATAAAGGCAGAGGAAGTGCATTAAGTGGTAAGTACAGAAAAAAATACACTGATGGTATTATGAGAGGTGTAAAAGGAACTAAAGCTGCTAGTATCGGTATTATGGATAGAATAGGTAATGCTGCTAGTAAAGTTATTAAGATGGGTCCAGGAAAAAATGCTACATCTAAAAAAGGCGGAACATTAGCTAATAAAATATTAAGTGGAAATACTTTTGGATTAGATGATATGGGTGGAGCTAAAGCTGGCGGAATGATGTATGCAAGTACTGGAAAATACGTTAAAGCTAAATGTAAATTAGGAAGAAACAAAAAAACATTACTTACTTAATGGCTATTGAAACTGAAAACCCAATCAACGAAGAAGTTGAAGTTGAGGAGGAAGCAGTTGTTCAACTACCACCTGAAGAAGGTGAAGAGATAACTGAAGAACCTGAACAGGACTTCTATGCAAATATTGCAGAGACAATTGATGACAAAGCATTATCACAACTTGCATCAGATTTAATTTCTGAATATCAAAGTGATAAAGAATCTAGAAAAGAATGGGAAGACACCTATAGAAATGGTTTAGATCTTTTAGGATTTAAATATAAGTCAACTACTCAACCATTCAAAGGAGCAAGCAATGTTACTCACCCTCTATTGTCAGAAGCGGTTACTCAGTTTCAAGCCCAAGCTTATAAAGAATTACTTCCAAGCGATGGTCCGGTAAAAACTAAAATTGTTGGAGTACAAAACGAAACAGTAGAAGCACAAGCTGAAAGAGTAAAAGATTTTATGAATTTCCAGATTATGGAAAAGATGGAAGAATATACTCCAGAGTTTGATCAGTTATTATTTTATCTACCATTAGCAGGATCTGCATTTAAAAAAATATATTATGATGCTTTGATGGAAAGAGCAGTATCTAAGTTTATTCCTGCAGAAGATTTAGTTGTACCTTATTTTGCAACTGACTTAAAAGATGCTCCTAGAATTACACACGTATTAAAACAATCAGAAAATGATTTGTTAAAAAAAATGGCTTCAGGTTTCTATAGAGAAATAGATTTAATGAAACCAGAGAAAAAAGAAAACAAAATTCAAGATAAGTATAATGAGTTAGAAGGTGTTAAGCCTGTTGAAACGAATGATTATATTTATAACGTTCTAGAAATGCATGTTGATTTAGATTTATCAGATTACATTGCAGAAAACGAAGAAGATAAAATTAATATTAAAATTCCTTACATTGTAACTATAGAAGAATCTACAAGAAAGATTTTATCTATCTATAGAAATTATACAGAAGACGATGCTAAATTTACAAGAAAAGAATATTTTTCACACTACAAATTTTTACCTGGTTTAGGTTTTTACGGATTTGGATTAATTCACATGATCGGTGGTCTGTCACGAACAGCAACTACTGCACTAAGACAATTACTAGACGCTGGAACATTATCTAACTTACCTGCTGGATTTAAATCTAGAGGAATGAGAATCAGAGATGATGATCAACCAATACAGCCTGGAGAGTTTAGAGATGTCGATGCACCTGGAGGAAACATTAGAGATCAGTTTCAATTATTACCTTTTAAAGAACCAAGCACAACTTTATTTAACCTTTTAGGTTTTTGTGTTGATGCAGGAAGAAGATTTGCATCAATTGCTGACCAACAAGTAGGGGATGGTAACCAAGCGGCGGCAGTTGGAACTACAATTGCTCTTTTAGAAAGAGGTTCTAGAGTAATGTCTGCTATTCATAAGCGTTGTTACTATGCAATGAAACAAGAATTTAAGCTTTTAGGTAAAGTTATTGCCGATTATCTACCACCTGAGTATCCATACGCAGTTTACGGTGCCGAAAGAGTAATAAAAATGATGGATTTTGACGACAGAGTAGATATTTTACCTGTTGCAGACCCAAATATCTTCTCAATGTCACAAAGAGTGACTTTAGCACAGACACAATTGCAAATTGCACAGTCAAATCCACAAATTCACAACCTACATGAGGCTTACAGACGTGTTTATGAGGCTTTAGGTACTAAAGAAATACCTCAAATACTAAAACCAGAGCCAAAACCGTTTCCAAAAGACCCTGCAATAGAAAATATGGAAGCATTACAGTCATTACCACTGACAGCTTTTCCAGAACAAGACCATGATGCTCATATTGCAGCACATTCTGCATTTATGAGAACTAGAATGGTTCAAATAAACCCAATGGTATACGCAAATTTACAAGGGCATATCTCTCAACACGTATCTATGAAGGCTTCTGCTGAAGTTATGAGTATGATGCAACAAGACCAACAAATGATGCAATTAATGCAACAGAATCAACAACAATTTAAAGCAATGTTTGATTCAGAGGTTGCAAAAAGAATTTCACAAATAACAGCAGAGCTTGCACAAAACGAAACTATGATGGATAGTCAAAAACAAGACCCTGTTGTTATGTTGAAACAAAGAGAATTAGATTTAAGAGCTATGGACTTACAAAGACGTGCTGAAGAGGGTAATATGAAGATAGAAAATCAAGAGGGTCAATTTGATGAAAGACTAGATTTTGATAGAATGAAATTAGAAACACAAGACGAGCAATCTGATAAGAGATTAGAGCTTGCTCGAGAAAAAATGGAGAAACAAAATGTCGGGAAAAAAACACGGACTGGAAAATAGTTACAAAAAATTAAGAATGGGTGGAATGTTTTACTCTAAAGGTGGTGGAGCAGATATGTCTCCTAAACAAAAAGCAATTGCAGCCAAAGCACCTCCTCCAAATGTATTAGATGGAAAAGACTTTGCAGTTCTTAGAGCAGAGAAAAAACCTGTAAAAGCATTTATGGGATTAGCTGTAGAAGCAATGAAAAAATCAAAAAAGAAAGGTGCTAAAGGAATTGAATTAGTATCTCCTGTAGCAATGGCTAAAAGATTGTTTAATAAAAAAGATGGTGGTGTAATAAAAGCTAATACAGGAAAAGACATTAAATTTCCTAAAGCATCTGGAGGAAAATCTAGCAAGAAGTTTCTTGATTATATTAAACGTTTAGAAGACAAACCTATAAGAGAATTAACAGAGTTTGAAAAAAGAAGATTAAAATTAAAAGCAGGTGATTAGTGACTAAAAAAAATAAAGTTTCTGGCAAAAGATCAGGGCCACCTCCTAAGCGTGGCCCAAACCCCAACTTTCCAATAAAATTACGTTATGGTGGAGACACTATGGGTGGTCCAAACGATAAATCAAAGAAAGGACCTGGAGCAGATTTTTCTAAAGTTAGTGCTGTACAGCAAGCAAATCATGTTGCAGCAATGAATAAAAATATGGCCAACAATACTACTGGTCAAAATAATTTAAAAAATAATTTTACAGGTGGTGCTAAACCAATAAGCAATGCTGTATTAAATAAAGCAATGGATTTAAATATAGCTGGTGTTAACACAGCTAAACAACTTGTTAAACCTATTGCGGTGACTAACACTGTTAGTATACCTCCTATCGGAAAATTTGGATTAGCAATAAAAGGTCTTTCAGCAGTTGAAAGTGCTAGAAGAGCAAAAAGAGCTAAGGGAGAATACTTCACTAGTAAAAAAAAGATCATGCCAGCTAACAGAGATTTTTATCGTCAGTATGGTAGACCATTACAAACAAAAGTTATTCCTGGTAAAAAAGGACCCGATGATGATTATTTAAAAGCAGCAGGAATAATAGGGTTTCCAAAACCTACTTTACCAGATAACGATAGACCACAACTATGTCCTGATGGTGTTAACTATCCCCCTTGTCCTGTACAGCCTGTAGTTACAGCAAGCACAGGTAAGGCTATAAAAGTTAGAGGAACTAGACTGGCTATACAAGGAACTAAATTTAAAGGAGTATTCTAATGTGGTTATCAGCTATTAAACTTGCAGTCTCTGCAGGATCAAAAATTTACGCTAACAAACAGAAGACAAAGATGGCAATGTCTGAAGCACAGCTTTTACATGCAGATCGTATGGCCCGTGGTGAAGAACAATACCAGGGAAAATTGTTAGAGGCTAGACAATCAGACTGGAAAGACGAGGCGGTACTTATAATTTTAAGTTTGCCCGTGGCAATTTTGAGTTGGGCGGTTATATCAGATGATCCAACAGCAATGGACAAGGTGAAATTGTTTTTCGAGATGTTCTCGCAGCTTCCGAGCTGGTTTACAAATTTATGGATACTTGTCGTGGCGAGCATTTATGGTATAAAGGGAACTCAGATCTTCAGAGGCGGAATGAATAAGGATAAGAAATGAACCTAGAAAGAGATTTACAAAAATTAAAAAAAGAAAAACAAATGAAAGAGTCTGCTATAGCTCAACTTAGAAAAAGAAGTAGAGATTCTATTGCAAGACCTAGAGCAGAAAAAAATATATTATCTACCAATCCAGAGATGCAAAAAATATAATGTGGAAGTGGTTAAAAAATTTATTTATTCCTAAAAAACAAAATATACACAGTGATGATGTTTTAGATCAGATGAGTAAAGCTGATAAAAGAAAATTAAAGGCAGAAGGTAAAATTAAGTCTATTTACAAACCTTATTATTAGTATATAAGCCTTTTATGATTGAAGGCGACAGTAAAGAATACGAAATATTAATAGAAGCCTGTAAATCTTTAACAGCAGATAATTTATTTACAGCAGAAATTGGTGTTAGACGAGGATTAGGTTCAAAATTA